CGGAGTGCAGATTTTGCTACCGGAGCAGGTGTGTCCTCATCTGCCGCAGGTGCTGGAGCGGATCCACCAGCAGGTGCTTGTACACCTGCAGGACGGAAGTATTGACCCCAACGCTCAGTGTCGTATGGTTGGCCATCTACTGATGCTTCAAACATCTCTTTGATAACTTTCAATTCAACGTCTGTGGGCTTCTTGGGCAAAGATGTGCTTAGGTCAAATAGGCCATGTGCATCAACTGCGGCTTGTTCTGCTTCGGTCAGTGCCGACTCCTTACGTGCCCACTTTGAACCATTGTAGTCAGCATAGCCACCTTTGGAACCTTTTGAAACACGGAAGTCTAGACCACGCAGGTAGTCGGTGGGCAATTCTTCCAGTTCAGGATCCATCAAAGCACCCTTGATAGTGGTAAAGATTTGTGGACCAATGATGAATCTGCGTATGGGATTCTCTGGTGACTTGTCATCGCTGAGTGGGTTTTCACGAACAAAACCCTGGAAAATGTAATCACGCTTTTTCCAGTACTTGCGACCCATTTCTTCAAGGCTCTTGTCCTTGAACCAGGTGCGTACTTCTGCCAGAATAGGGCAGGCTTCGCCGTACATTTCCACGCAGGGCACACGTACCATCACTTGCTTGGATTCCATCTCTCCTTTGATGCCATTGAAAGGCAAACGAATCATTGCTCGTTCTTGCCAAAAGAAAGTGTTTTTTGTGTTACCGTCGGGTAGGAAGCGCAGTGTGGCTGATTGGCCTTCTTCCATGGTCCAATGCGGATAAATTGCATTGTCCCCGCGTTCGGTGGATTGCCCACCTTTTGATTCTGCTGCCTGTAGTCGTGATCGAATTTCTGCTAAAGATGCCATAGTTTTTCTCCTTGTTAAGTTGCCTATGTATGTTGCCTATCTAAATTACTTAGATCGATTGTTGCCTGTGCCACAAAAGAAAAAGCGCAAACACAGTAGTAGTATATGCGCTTTTGTCTGCTGTGTCAATGTTATTTATCTCATTTGAGCAAAGCCAATGATTTTATTCTTGCCAAAAGTGCAGAGTCTGAGTTGGATTCCATGTGAATCAAATTCTTAGCAACTTCTTTTCCGCTGCCACTCACTAGATCACCGAGACCTTGTGTGGCTGCCTTCATTGCACCTTTGACTACTGCACCAGTAGAAGAGTCTTCGTCGGTTTCTTCTGGGCCGCCAAGTTTGTCCCCAATTTTGCCGCCTGCTAGGCCACCAATGGCGCCTCCGATTGGGCCGCCAGCCAAGGCACCCATTGCTCCACCAGCAATGGCTCCAGGAACTCCGCCAACGGCTCCACCTAGGGCCGCACCGGCTGCTGGGCCCAGGGCTTGTCCGGCCATGTCACCTGCGATGCCTCCGGCAGCACTGCCTGCCAAGGTGCCCTTCCAGCCGTCATTGAGTTTTCGAGCGTTTTGAACAATTTCGTTGTCTTCATCTCCGCGAGCCTGCCCAGGATTCGCATCTGAATCATGATATAATAGTTGTCCGGCACTGTAAATTGCATCAGCAGGTGCATTTGCTACGTCGGCAGCAGTTGCCCCAATGTCTTTTGCAATGTTGGTTATTGGAGAATTGGTTTCTCTTACAAATGGTGGTGTCTCGTCTGGGGTGCCCGCATTATTGGCATTGGTGGCCATTTTATTGCCAAGCGTGGCTCCTACTATTCCTCCAGCAAGTGCTCCTGGAAGTCCGCCAGCGGCAAGGCCACCCATGCTGCCAACGAACCCACCGGCACCGGCACCGGCTAATTTTTCTCCAGGGTCATCTTCTTCGCCCAGGGCCAATGATATTATTCTTGACAAAAGTTCATTGTCTTCTGCCAACGCACCCAATGTAGCACCGGCTGCCATTCCAACAGGACCTCCAATTAATGCACCAGTTCCGGCCCCCATTAATGCACCAGGTATATTTGGTTTAAATGCTTTGTCATCAGACTTTTGCTGTTCTGCGTCTTCGTATGTGCCGCACTCCTCCAGGCCGTGTTCTGGGCAGTACTCTCCCGCCTCGGTGTGGTTGCATTCAGCCTCTTCAAAGGTGGCAAGGTTGTCACCTTCCGCCATGCCTTGCTGTTTAGCCTTGTTTTTGCGGAAGATTTCACGGAAGTAGTCATCATCCTCTTCTTTGCTATAAGGATAGGGATTGTGTTCATCACTGGCAGGTGGTCGACGTGGTCCTTCTCCTGGACGTAGGTAATCAATACCAGGCAAGTCGTATGGACCGTTTTCAGCCACAGGAGGGGTTGCAGTTGCCGCGGCAGGTTCTGCAGGACTTACCATGTACACGCCTAGTTCTTCCAGGCGATTTTGCACACGCGGATCGTCCCAGCAGTTAGCATCTGGATCTACAGCAATGTCGCCAATGATATCAAACAACTCATCGTCACCAACCAAGCCATACAGTTGTTCTGTGGCATTCATGCCATCAGCACCTGCAATAAGTGGTTGACTCATCAGCATTTTGAGTTCATCTTGTTGCTCAGGAGTTTCTGGCAAGGCCCAGGTACCTTCTACGATACGATTGGCCCAGGATTCAAATATTTCCGCTTCTTTCATGGCTTGTGCTTCCTTTTGTATTCTTGCCAACATGGGCAATGCCTGCTCTATGCGTGGATCAATACGTGTTTCCACAAAGAGGCTTTTGAGATCTTCCACTATGAGATCCGATTCCGACACTGTAGCCGGGCTCCAGGATTCAAAGTATTGGGTGTAACCGCGATCGTGACTGACTGCTTTGAGATTGTGACGCAGTCGGTCAAGATATTGTATGGTTTCTGCTACCAGTTCACCGGCAGCACCTTCAAACACTCGTCCTTGATGTGCCCTGCGGAACTGACTGAGTACATTGATCTGCTCAACCATTTCCACAATATGCTGTCCACGAGCATCATAAGGTGTGCCACCGTGACGCACATGTTCCAGCATGGCTCGGCCTCCAGCCAGTTTACGGAACGGCAGTCGAAAACGCTCTCCGGCCACTGTTTCAATAAACAGGCTTTCCACATAGCGGAAACGTGCATCGTTTTCACCCAGAGTACGATCATGCTTGATCATGAGTCTGGCTTCAGTGGGCTTGCCAGCATAACTGACCTTGCGGTTGCCATAGTAGCCTTCAAACAGGCCTTCTTTGATGGCTGCCATTCCGGCCATGGTGTATTTTAGTCTACGCAGATTCTGGAGGTCATAGCGTAACAAATTGCGTTTGGCAAAGTTGCGCAATTGTGCCAGGAATTCATACCAGTCATTCTTATCATCAAACTCCATGCCACGTCCCAGATTGTCACCAAAATAAACTTCAAAGTTGTTGTCAGCGCCCAGCAAGCAAACCACTGTGCCGTAGTTTTTACCAGAGTTGGCAACCCAGTCAAATGTGAACATGTCGGCTGCTTCAGAATCAGGAGCGCCTTGTGCATCCAAGGGCGGCTTGCCGGTTCGTGCATCCAGTGCTTCAGGGTCAAAATTTCTAGTGACCAATAGATCGTTAAGTTGTTGTCCGGGTGAGTTGGCTGCCATAGTGTTATATTTATCAATACATAGTTGATATAAAGGGCATGGGCTCAATTACATTGTCTGAGTGATCTTTCATTTGACTGTCTAGTTCTGTGTAAAAACTCTGCAAAACCTGCATCATACGCACGGCCAGCAACATACTCATGACCAAGTCATCTGTTTCGCCTATTTTGGCGGCAAAACTTAGGCCAGAAGCCACAAAGGTTTTGAGTTCTGAGATCAAGGCAGAACTGTACACAGTCATTCTGTTGGTTTCTACGAGATTTTTGACTTTGGCACAGGCTGATAGTTTGCTCTTGTGTGTGGTGTTAAAGCCCTTGCGCATACGGCGGTTACTGCCGCTCATGTGCGGATCTGACAAAAAGTAGCCCTGTATGTTTTCTTCGCCAAATTCTGCAATAGAGATCAAGCCTGCTTCGCCAATGGTGTTGTTTTCAATGCTGTAGTAGATGTTCTTGTCATTTTTCACAGTTTCATTGATGTACTTGCAAATGTCTGACAGGATACGTATCTGTTCCGGAATGGGTGTGCGATTGTGTGTCCACTCGCCCACTTGACGTGTGGTGTTGGCTTCAAAGATTTGTATGGCTGCAGGGTCACCTCCGGTGCCTAATGACGGGTCTAATGCCACTACGTAGATACTTTCGGGCTTGATGGCTTCGTACCAGCGCACATGTCCTGTGCGCTTCCAAGGGTCGCGACTTTCTAAATCTAGTAACTTGGCCGGAGCAATCAAGGTCTCATCATTGATAATAAACTCACAACCGATCTCTCTGCGGAATCTATCATCGCCCAACTGCGCTCGCATGCTTTCGCCCCACTTTTCGTCACGGTCTGGGTGCTCTTGCCAGTAACTTCTAAATGCTCGGAACCCATTCATGCCCAGTTCAGTTGGGTTGCCAAACTCGTCTATGCATTTGTTGGCACCTTTCCAGATCAACGCAAACTGATCTTCGTCTGAGTTGGGGGTACTTGTGATAATGGCCTTACCACCTGTGGCCAGCGTGGGTGAGATACTGGTCCAAAACTCAGTGGCAATGGTGGGTCGCACAAACGCAAATTCGTCAGCGTACAGCAAGGTAATACTCATACCACGACCAGTTGTTTCAGTTGTGGTGGCTGATACTATTCGTGATCCGTTTTCAAAGTCTATGGAGCCTTTGTTGTAGGAGGTCACACCTGCTCGAATATGATCTGGGCACAGTTCGTATGCAAATCTAATACGTTGCATGATTTCCTGGGCACCTGTGTACTTGTGTGCGGCAATCAAAATTGTCGAGTCAGGAATGAACATGGCATACCAAAGAATATAGCCAGCGGCCGATGTTGACTTGCCGGTCTGTCGCGGCATCATGGAGATTGAGTAGCGATTGTTGTGGTATGTTTCTATCAGTTTCTTTTGATAAGAGAACGGATGATACAGCATCTTGCCCTGTGTGGGATGCTGTATATAAAAGAAGTGGTTCAAGAAGTAGTGCGGTCCATCCTGAGGATCAGCACACGCAAGAAACTCCTGCAGTTGATCGTCTGAGAATGTTTGACGCCGGTATGGTGCTTTGACCAGTACGCCTTCTGGTGTGTTGTTCATGGATTAAACAGGACTGTAGGGGTTACGAAATCTGTCGTGGCCGTCGTCCTCGGGCAATACAGGATATTGATCAGTCGGCTGAGGCACTGGCGCCACACTTGGCTCTTTTTGCATTGGTTAGTGCTCCAAAATCCACTGGCCATTCTTTGCCTGGATCAAGTTCCTTGACATTCTTTGGAAAAGCAAATTTAACACCAGCAGTGGTTTCTATTTGTGAAATAGGTAAACGGAACCGGGTCAAGTCATTGCCCAGGTTAGGATAAGGTGCCACATGGGGAAACGCCCAGCCAGCCGTTTCGCCTGTGGCTTGATTGATCACAATCTTGTAAAAGCCATGTGGCACAACTACGCCTCGACCAATTTTCTTGTCTGTGGCATCATAAACTCCGCCAGCAATGATGGTGTACGACT